GTATATTTATGTTTAGGACAATCAATACATAATTTAATTTTCAATGATGCAATAGATATAAAACAATTTGAAAAAGAAAAAGAGGCAGATATGTTTAAAAAAATTCAAGAATATATTAATTTGCACAATGGAAGGATATTTTTATTTTTAGGTGAAGGACAACACAAAATTAAACGCAAAGCTGAACAAATCGCATGCAATGCAATTCTTTCATATTTTAATTAAAAGGGGGACGCTTACATCGTCCTAATTTTTCAACTTACCTGTCACTGACCCTGAAGAAAAAAATCTTCAACATTACTCGAATTAACGGTCATATTGTCGATTTTTATATATTTATATTATATAATCGCAATTATGGATACTTATGAAATAAAACCGGTTGTAGTTGATTTTGTGCCTGTATTTGTTTCAATAAAAGAAATGCAGGATGAGAGAAAAGAAAATGAAGAAGAGTATGATTTGACTGAATTAATCGCTTCAAATTTATTGCAAGTAAAAAATAAAAAACTTATTTCTAAACCCCCTCGTAAAAAAATAATATTAGAAGGAGAAGAAGAAGAAAAAGAAGAAGAAAAAGAAGAAGAAAAAGAAGAACGACGAGAAGAAGAAAAAGAAGAAGAAAAACGGGGAGAAAAAGAAAAAGGACGCAAAACAAAAAGACCTGTAAAAGGCGTCGCCATTTTAGGTCCTGAAGTTCCGTTAGAAATTGATCATAGACCAATTGTCCGATTTATGCCAGAAAAACAACCAACATATAGAATAAAACTTCCATCTTATTTTATGAATAATCGCGAAATATTTATTGAGAGAATCAATGCTATGTTTTTACCTTATCGCGAAGAACTATCCAAATCTGAAAATATTACTTGTGAAAATATAGGCAAATCTTCTGGAAATATTTCTCTCTTACTTCATCAACAAATAACAAGAGATTATTTAAATTTATATACACCATACAGAGGATTATTATTGTATCATGGATTAGGTTCTGGTAAAACATGCACATCCATTGCTATTGCTGAAGGGATGAAAGACAACAAAAAAATTATTATTATGACACCTGCATCATTAAGAAAGAATTACATGGTAGAATTGAAAAAATGCGGCGATTTATTATTTCGTCGAAATCAATACTGGAAATGGTATTCTGCTTCATCACATCCAGAATCCATGCCAGTTATTTCCAAAGTATTAAATTTGACAATGGATTATATAAATAAAAAGAATGGTGCATGGTTTATAGATGTACGAAAACCTAGTAATTATCCTGGTTTATCAGCAGAAGATAAAAATTCATTAGACAATCAATTAGATAAAATGATTGAAAACAAATATATATTTATTAATCACAATGGATTACGATATGAAAAATTGAAACAACTTACTGAAAATTATACAATCAATTTGTTTGACAATTCAGTTGTTATTATTGATGAAGCACACAATTTAATCAGTAGAATAGTAAACAAACTCAAAAAAGAACCCCCTATCAAAGAAAATTCAAGAGGAGAAAAAGACCGCGCGCCAAGGTTTTTAGCATCCAAAATATACGAATACTTAATGTCTGCAAATAACGCACGCATCGTTCTTTTAACAGGCACACCTGTTATTAATTATCCGAATGAATTTGCAATTTTATTTAATATTTTAAGAGGATACATTAAAACATGGGAAATTCCATTAGATGTGCAAACCAATAAAAAAGTAGACAAAGAGTTTCTCTCTCAACTATTTCAAACAAACAAGACATTGGATTATTTAGATTATTCACCAACAAGCCGAATTCTAACTATTACACGAAATCCATTTGGATTCAAAAATACACTTACATCACAAAAATACAGTGGGGTAACAAATGAAAAGAAAAATAAAGAAACGCGTGAAATGACATTTGATACAGATTTCGTATCTGATGCAAAATTTGAAAGAACTATTATTTCAATATTGTCAGACAATGATATTAAAGTAAACGGCGCAAATGTAAAGATTCACAATTTTAAAGCATTACCAGATGATTTATCTACATTTATGAGAGAATACATTGATGATTCAACAAAAGAACTTCAAAATGTGAATGGATTGCAGAGACGAATATTAGGATTGTCTTCTTATTTTAAAAGCGCACAAGAAGATTTGTTGCCAAAATTTGAAAAAGAATTGACAAAAGATTATCATATTATTGATATTGAAATGAGTGATTTCCAATTTAAAATATATGAAGATGCTAGAAAAGAAGAGAGAAAATCAGAGAAACCTTCTAAAAAACCGGGTAATGTGTATGAAGAAGCCAAATCTAGTTATCGTATTTTTTCGCGATTGTTTTGTAATTATGTCATGAATGATAGACCAATGCCAAGAGTGAAAATGTTTGAAGAAGCAAAAGAAGGTGAGGAAGAAAAAACAAAAGAAACAGAATTAGTGCAAATGCTTAACAAAGAAGAAACCAAAATAGATGTAGATGTAGAACGAGAAGGAGAAGTAGAAGGTGACGAATTTTTAAATAAAATTGCGGATGAAACATATGATGCAAGAATTGAATCTAAAGTTAATGAGATGATTTCAAATGGCGAGGAATATTTCTCTCATGATGCGCTGCAAATTCATAGTCCTAAATTCCTCAATATTTTAGAAAACATTCAAGACCCGCGACACATTGGTCTTCATTTGTTATATTCACAATTTCGAACATTAGAAGGAATTGGTCTTTTTACAATGGTTCTTGATTATAATGGTTTTACACGATTTAAACTGAAAAGAGTATCTGATATGTGGGAATTGGACATTTCTGAAGAAAATATGAGAAAACCCAAATATGCATTATATACTGGAACTGAAAGCGCAGAAGAAAAGGAGATTATTCGTAATATTTATAATAGTTCATGGGATGATGTCCCTACAAATATTGCGAATGAATTAAAACGCATTAATGAAAATAATAATCTTGGTGAAATCATTAAAGTGTTGATGATTACTTCTTCCGGTTCAGAAGGCATCAATTTGAGAAACACACGATATGTTCACATTATGGAACCATATTGGCATCCTGTTAGAACAGAACAAGTCATTGGTCGTGCTAGGCGTATATGTAGTCATGTAGATTTACCCGAAGAACTTCAGACTGTAGAAGTATTTATATATTTAATGACTTTTTCAGAAAAACAGTTGAAAAGTGACGATTCAATTGAATTGAAATTAAAAGACAAGGGTAAATTTAAACCATTTGGTCCTGTCACAAGTGACCAGTTATTGTTTCAAATATCAAGCATTAAAGAAAAGGTAAATAATCAATTGGCAAAAATAATTAAAGAAACATCTTTTGATTGTTCTATTTATCCTCATGGAAAAGAGAAATTTACATGCATGAATTTTCCGAGTGCGAACGCATCTAAATTTACATATGTTCCTGATTATTCCAAACAAGAAAAAGATACTACGCTACAAATAAATAAAAAACAAATTGAATGGATTGGACACTCTATAATAATTAATGGCAAAAAATATATTGCTCGAACTATTACCAAAGACAAATTATGGAATGTTTATGATTTGAAAAGTTATAAAGAAGCATTGGCAAACCCCGGTATGAATCCGATTCAAATTGGCACATATAAAATAGAGGACAATGGGGATAATGTTTTTACCGCTTTTTAAACCCTTGAAGAATTAAATCTTCGCAGGGTTAGAGTTTGTTTTGTTATATTTCTTCAAGCAGCATAAGTCCCATGGCTGCATAATTATGCAAGTCTAACAATGTATCGCGAAAACTTTCGTCTTTTACCAATGTAACACTATTTTTATTAATCGATATTGCACGACGCAATTTATCTTCAATACGAATAAGTATTCCAATAATTCCATATGTCGCAAAAGAATCGCCATAATCCGCATTTTTTCTTCTAAATACTTCCAAAGCATCCTCGTGAATTTTTTGCATTTGTTCTATTCTATTAGGTGGACTCGGCGGTGATGGCATTTTTTGGTTAAATAAAATACCATCTGAATTTTGAATGTCCTTGTTCCATGAAATGTGTTTTGATGGTTTATTAGATGAGGTTCGTTCGGTTGGTTGGTTTAAATCAATTGGAACAGGTATTTCTCTAAAAGAACTATTGTCAATTTTTATATATTTTATTTCTGGTGTTGTTTCGGATTTATTTTTTTGTTGGTTTAAAGAAGAAAAAAACAATGGTGATAATTTCTCCTTTTTAATTGAAGTTTCTTCTGATTTTAATTCGGTGATATTCGCATTCGTAGTCGCATTCGCATTTACAATTTGAGAAACATCATAATTACGCTCTGCAATGGTTCTTTTAATAATCAACTCAATATCAGTTAATGGTTCGTCCATTTTATCGCGAAAATTCGGTATTTGTTGAGGCAGTGGACGAGACATAGATTGTTTAAAATCGTCTTCTTTTTCTGTCAATTTAATTTCAAACTGTGATAATTTTTCAGTTTGCAATTCTTCAAATGTGATTGGTATTTTTTGTTGAGGTTGTTGATATTGTTGAGGCTGTTGATATTGTTGAGGCTGTTGTTGAGGTTGCGACGCGAAAATAATAGATGAAATAAATGCCTTGTTTAACATGACTAAATTTCCATGCTTCATGTTTTCTGATTCATAGAATTCAGTCAATACAGTTTCAAATGCATTTCTATTTTGAAATATATCTTGTTCACCAATTACCTCCCAAAGTATTTCAACATTTGATAAATCTAAAAAATCGTGTTTATTCATTAAATGTAGTATTTAATGAATAATATTTATACTATTTACAAAACAGAATTAAAATACACCTTTCGAAATTTTTCCATGTATTTATCCTTTAAAATATGCGTTTTTAAATAATTGCCTGTAATTTTATCTTCCAACATATGAACAATAAAAAAGAGAGAATATACTCCACATTCAGTGTTTCCATATTGATGTTCTACAGGATAATTTTTATCAAATTTGAAGTGTATATTCATGTCTTCGCCTTGTTTTATAATTCTATCTACAAATGCTTGCACTTCACGAGGAATGTCATTGCCTGCACTATCAAAGAAAAAGATTGTACCCTTTTTAATATTTACAAAGAGAGAAATCCAATGTTCTCCTCCTTTGTAATGCGGGTCTGTATTAAAAATAAATCCCAATTTTGTTTTACCATTCGTTTGTTGCTCTTTTAAATTCAAATTACATATTTCTTCCCATACACACACACCATCCGTTTCTTTTGTATCAAAATCAATTGGAGTTGGTCCGAAAAAATCAAAACATTTATATACTTTTTCATATTGTTTCATTACATTCATAATATCTACACTTGATAACCATTCATTAGGATTTTTTTTCCATTCTTCAGGCGATGCTGGCGCAAATGACTGTTTTAATTCATCCATTTCTCCTTTTGCAAAATCTTGAATTAGCCAACACGATTCTCTTCGACATGTTTTATTCATATATTTCCCTAATAATTCCCATATTTCTTTTGGATTGTCGGTGTGAATGATGGTGTCAGGATGTCTACTATTCCATTTATTCTTCAATTTAAACAATGCCTCATTTGTGTAACAACTAAAATCATTCGAAGGACCGTTTTTTGGACTACATGACATTTTTGTCATTTTTCTTGTTTTTAATTCGTTACCGCCCGTAATATGATGTATCCTCTGTTTGTGGTCCAATCTCATTATCGGACGAAGTGTTTTCCTGTTTCTCTGTGTTTTCCTGTTTCTCTGTGTTTTCCTGTTTCTCTGTGTTTTCCTGTTTCTCTGTGTTTTCCTGTTT